ACACAACTGATATTACTATTGATAACTTAAAACACAAAACAGACATAGCGGAAAGTTTAACTGGAACTTCTAGAACAAGCTATCAAAATTTAGGTCCAGTGAGAATTATTGCTAGACATTTTAAAAAAATAGATCCTGAACAGTCTGGAGCAAGGTCAAGAAACATTGGTAATTTGTTTATAGAAACTGCTGAAGGTGAACGATTTAAATGCCCAGAAGGCACTACATTAAACGGCGCAAGAGCAATAGCAAGACATTTTAAAAATGGTGGCAATTTACAAGATGACTTTGGCCAACATATTACTACCATCATTAAAGAAATGCATGATTTAAGATTTTTTGTTAGAAATATGCGGGGAAAAACATTTGAAGATGTAGATACAAACAACATGGTACAAACTGCTATAGATCATTATGGTGATTTGCATAGAACATTGTTTAGCCTTAGAGGACAAAGAGGATATAACCAATATAAAGAACTTTGGGAACCTGAACAAGATTCAGATAATACTTTTGATTTAATTGAACTAAAGGAAAAATTTAGTAGAAAAGTGTTTGACGAAAGACTTACAGTAGCATTGCCTATTGTTGATAAATTATATAAAAAAGCCAAAAGCCGAGAGTTACAAGAATTTGAGGATTGGTCATCTGACATAATTGAAGAAATAGAAAACAATCCAATAGATAAACAAAATACTGAACAGATAAGTCAAAAAGCTGATATTGAAGAAAATATTTTTGACAACGAGGATATTGATCCTAAGATTCAAAGTATATTAGACAAAAATGGTTTTCTATACAACATTGAAGATGGTACAGTTTTTTTTGATAGCCAGGAAGAAGTAGAAAGAGCCAAAGATTTCTTTGCTGCGGAAGATCCAAACATGGAATTTCCCAAAATGGGCGTTAGCAACTATAATTATGGATTGTATGGTGCCACTACTAACGATCGAGAAATCGTAGACCAAAGACCAATGGAAGAATCTAAAAATAATATTTTGGATATGATAAAATTGGCGGGTTTAGCCAAATAGTTTGATTTCTATTTAAGAAATTTGTATAGTACTCCTGTGCATTACAAATTTATATCTTTTCATTGACATGATAAATATATTTGTTATATAATTGCAAGGTGCAGTTATATATCTAGGCACATATTAAGACCATCTTAAGGAGAAAACATTATGGCAACTTCATTGGCAGACATTAGGGCAAGACTTCAGGCACAAGCAGATCGTTCAAGTGGTACCGCAACAGTATCAGACAATGCAATTTATGCACATTGGAACATTGCAGAAAATACAATTGCACGAGTAAGATTCCTTCCAGACGCTAATCCCAAAAATACTTTCTTTTGGATTGAACGAGCAATGATTAAATTGCCGTTTGCGGGTATTGAGGGACAACCAGACAGCAAACCAGTTACAGTACAAGTTCCTTGCGTAGAAATGTGGAACGACACCTGTCCTATTCTTGCTGAGGTTCGTACTTGGTTTAAAGATCCAAATCTTGAGGATATGGGTCGTAAATATTGGAAAAAGCGTTCATATCTATTTCAAGGATTTGTAAGGGACAATCCTTTGTCAGATGACAAACAGCCTGAAAATCCTATCCGTAGGTTTGTAATTAGTAGTCAGATTTTTAACCTAATTAAAAATGCACTTATGGATCCAGAACTAGAAAATCTACCTACAGATTATGATGCTGGACTTGATTTCAATATTAAAAAGATTAGTAAAGCAGGTTATGCTGATTATAATACTAGCACTTGGGCTCGTAAAGAATCCGCACTAACTGCACAAGAACGCGAAGCTATTGAAAAGTTTGGACTTTATAATCTATCTGACTTTTTGCCTAAACGGCCTGAGGCCAATGATTTGGCGATTATGAAAGAAATGTTTGAAGCAAGTGTGAACGGTGAACCATATCAAATGAAATGGGCAAGCCATTTTAAACCAATGGGAGTTAACCTTAATACTAATTCTAGCTCAACCAGTACAACTGCAACTGCAGTAGATGTAGATGATGAACCAGAAACAGTTATTAAACCAGTAGCAACTGCTCGCGTTACTCCTAAAACTACAGTGACCGCTCCAGTATCAGTAGACGAAGATGAAGATCCCCCATTTGATCCTGATCCAGTTGTTAAGCCAGCTAAATCCAGCAGTCAACGAGCTGAAGATATTTTAGCAATGATTCGCAATAGGCAAAAACAATAATAGCAGCACAAGGGCGTTTATACGCCCTTTTTTAAAGGATAAAAAATGGCACGAACTTCAAAAGTAAATGAGAACTTTTCTTTAATTTATAACAGCAGGGAAGACCAAACCGGCGATACAGTAATGGATATTGATGTTAGGTTCGATAACCCAAAAGATGATTCAGTTCTTATTAAACATTTAAATTTGTGGCTAACGGCAATCGGGCGTACAGACATCGTAGTATCACCCAAAGAACATAAGTTGGGTATGTAATAGAGGAATAAAATATGTCAACAAAACCATTTGATATTAGTAAATTTAGAAAAAGCATTACCAAAAGTATTGATGGAATTAGTATTGGGTTTAAAGACCCCACTGATTGGGTCAGTACTGGAAACTATGCATTGAATTACCTTATTAGCGGTAATTTTGATCGTGGTGTCCCATTGGGGAAAGTTACTGTATTTGCAGGTGAGTCTGGTGCAGGTAAAAGCTTTATCTGTGCAGGAAATTTAGTGCGAAATGCACAACAACAAGGCATTTATGTGGTGCTAATCGATACAGAAAATGCACTGGACGAAGCTTGGCTTAAGGCCTTGGATGTAGATACATCTGAGAAAAAACTGCTTAAACTAAACATGGCAATGATTGATGATGTTGCTAAAATGATTAGTGAATTTGTAAAAGAATATAAAACACTACCAGCAGATGATAGGCCAAAAGTATTGTTTGTACTAGATAGTTTAGGTATGCTACTTACACCTACAGATGTAAATCAATTTGATAGTGGTGATCTTAAAGGTGATATGGGTCGTAAACCCAAAGCACTAACCGCTTTAGTAAGAAACTGTGTGAATATGTTTGGTGATCTTAACATTGGACTAGTGGCCACTAATCATACTTACGCAAGCCAAGACATGTTTGACCCGGATGATAAGATCAGCGGTGGTCAAGGTTTTATCTATGCAAGTAGTATTGTAGTGGCAATGAAAAAACTTAAACTAAAAGAAGATGAAGAAGGTAATAAGATTTCCGAAGTAAGAGGTATTCGTGCTGCTTGTAAAATTATGAAAACAAGGTATGCTAAACCGTTTGAAAGTGTACAGGTTAAAATTCCTTATGAGACAGGTATGAATGTCTATAGTGGACTAGTAGATCTATTTGAGGGCAAAGGGTATTTTACTAAAGATGGCAATAGGCTTAAATACAGCCTAGTAGATGGTACTGAATTGAAATTATTCCGTAAAGAATGGGAAAGAAACGATTCAGGATGTTTGGATCAGGTTATGCAAGATGTATTAAAAAATCCACACAAACAATCTGCTATTGAAAATAGTGAGGTTACCAATGACAATTGATATTGAAGTTTTAGCTGAAGTATATAGTATTCTAAAACAATATATTCCCAGTAAAGATCGTCAAGAAGCTGCTGATACTCTTATGAGTACATTAGTGGATGTTTTAGGCGATCAAGAACTTAAAGAGTTCGGCACAGTGGATGTATATACTAAACGAAGCTATGATGAATATAGTGGCAATATTGATGATAGTGATGACGACGAATACGACGAATAATGTGGTACAATCAAATCGTACAGGACTTAGGAAATATTCCTGAGTTTATTGCCTATTATGAAAATGAACTGAATAAAGCCAAATACGATTGTACGATTAAAGGAAATTTAGAAAAAAATCTTGCAGCACTTCCAGGTATAACTGAACAACGATTTAATCAATTGCAAGAAATAGAAGCAGTTCTAAATTTCCTTAATCTACAACTTAAAAAAATACGCAAACGACACTTTCAAAAATATTTAGAAAATTACGCTAGAGCACTGACAAGTAGAGATGCAGAAAAATATGCCGATGGCGAACAAGAAGTTGTAGATTTCGAAACCATTATTAACGAAGTTGCTCTACTTCGTAATAAATGGTTAGGAATAATTAAAGGCCTTGAAAGTAAGAACTTTATGATGGGCCATGTGGTGCGTCTCAGGACTGCAGGTATGGAAGATATTACTATTTAAAAAATTCTGTGCTGCAGTCTAGTTCTATAACTTTTGGCTTTATACTCAGCAATCTTAATTGTAAAGCCTAAAATTTTATTACCAATTATTTTCAATAGTTCCATGATGATAAATGCTTTCTCTCAAATTCTTTGGTTAAAAATTCTATTTCTGCTACACTCTGTGGGTTATGACGCTCAATGTAAACTTCAATTATAGATTTATAGTTTGTTTCAAGTAACTTTTCAAGCCATTTTACTAACATCATTTTTAAGTCCTCTTTGTCTATAGTATTTAGTCAATTTTATTGCAATGCAGCATTTTTGCTTATAATAAATAGTATTTTAAGGATTGTTTATGTTACCAACTCTACTCAGTAATGAGGCAATAAAAAAACTATTGCTACTAGCAGAACACACTCCATCAGGTGCATTTGTAGAGATAGGGGTTTATAAGGGTGGGAGTGGTTGGCATTTGAGTCAGTTAGCTGAAATACAGAATAGAGACATTTATCTTTATGATACATTTGAAGGTTTACCTTATCATAGCAGTATAGATAAACATAAAGCAGGAGAATTTAATCATGCTTCATATGATGATATTGTAAATGCAATTCCATATGCAACAATTGTAAAAGGAATTTTTCCTAACAGTGCAGTGGAGATGGGTGATATAGCATTTGTTCATTTTGATTGTGACCAATATCAATCAATAAAAGAAGGTGTTGAATATTTGTTACCAAGAATGGTAAAAAATGGTATTATGTTATTTGATGATTATAATTGGTTAGAAGGAGCTACCCTAGCAGTAGACGAATTGTTTGGCAAAAATAATTTACATTTTGTAGGTGCACCACATGCCAACAATTTGGATAGAGTGTATAAAATTATTTAAAAAACTGTTTGACTTTTATTAGTAAGATATGTACAATAGACAGTGTTGTAAGTAGTGAATGCCCCTGTAGCTTAGTGGAAGAGTAAAGGAATTAGCAGGATAGTTTAACGGTAAAACGGCGGGCTTATACCCCGTAGCAACAGATAATTGGCTGATCCCGGTTCGAATCCGGGTCCTGCTACCAAATTTACCAGGAGCATTAAGATTTCAGGGCCTCTAGCTCATGTTGGTTAGAGCAGCGAACTCATAATTCGTTGGTGCTCGGTTCGACTCCGAGGGGGCCCACCA